GTTGAGCGTCATGGTGCCGCTCAGGCCTGCCGTGATCGTGTTGACGATATACAGGCCGGCGTTAGATCCGGTTATCTCAATTAGCGCGCCTGCGGTTAGCCCGAGCTGGTCCATGTTGCCAGTGATGATATTGCGGCCGCCTACGCCGCCAGTGGTCACTGTGTAGGGGTAGTTGACGGTAATACGCGCAATCATCCCGCTAGCCCAGCCTACAGGGAATGTGCCCGCGCCGCTTGGAATCGTGATAGTGCTGCCGCTGAACGTATAGGCTGATGCGTTTGCAACTTGATCGACGTTTGTTGTGGTGGTTAGCTCAAGGCCAGCAGTTCCCTTTGATGATGCGCCAACCTCCTCAGATGCGTGCCACCACTGGGCAGCCGTATCGGCTGATAAGTCTGCGCCGGGGGCATATATATTCAAAACAGCCGCATCACCAAGCGAGATAACTGGAGTGTTGCCGATCTCAACTCCGCTAAACGGCGCGTCATATTCTCCCTTGCCGATACACAGCGTCATGGCAACGGTTTGTTCGCGCGGGCCGGAAAAGTAACGATGCGACGGCAAAAGGTAGTCGGGGAAAACCTTTCTAGTCCCGAATATTTCACGGATCGGACTGTTGAGGTTTACGCTATTTCCCTTGATTGTTGAATCAGACAGGCGCTTTCCTTGGCCCTGGCCTTGATTTCCCTTCGGTAACGACACGCGCGGCATGATCGCCTTGACGGCAAATAGAGCGCCAGCAATCAGTGCGCCAGTCGATGCGATGATCTCCCAGCCTTTTGCCTCTACGTAAATATCGACGTTATCGGCTGGCGAGAATTCAGCAGAACCCCACGAGCAAGGCTGTATATGCTCGCCATTAATGTGTGCGCTGAATGGAGGCGATTCACGCACCTCGTAATTCTTGACGTTATCAGACATCCACTTATCCAGCGTCATGCGCTGAGTGGTTTGGTGTTCCTCTAGCGGGCCGCCTGGCAGCTTGCTTGGGTAGACATTAACGGCCATCGTAATAAACCACCCTTAAGTGTGTGCGCTCGAAGTCGCTAACTCTTGATAACCTTGCGCCCTGTTTAGGGTTTATCTCCAGTACGAAAAGCCCGCTATCCATATCTATGACGCACGCGACATGGATCATAAGTACACCACGAAACACACAAGCAAGCACTCCATCTGCCGGCTCACATATCCGCATAGTTGAAACTGTTTCGCGCTGCGCTACGGTCATGCTCTTTGGGTCTGAGTGTCGAAGCGCTCCGAACTCAGGCATTAATGGCCAGCCGTAGCGCTCGTGCAATACCTCGCGAACGACTCCGAAGCAATCATACTTGTGCGGACCGCGCGCGCCGTCTTCATAGGTCGCAGCAAGATAGTGATTAAGCCATGTCATGTATATCTCAACCCGGGCGCAAAATTAGTGTCGATCAGATCGCGCGGCCATTTCGTGTTGATTAGGTCGAAAAATCCGGCCTGTATTTGAACGCTAGACCCCTGCATTGTCCCGCCGAGAACCGTCATAAAATATGGATTTTCGGCTGGGAATGACTTGTCAGATTGCAGATACATCCGATAGATCAAGGTGATTCGCTGCTCAGCCTCAAGCGCCTGATCTATCTTTGACTGCGCCTCGCCTGTCACGTTATCAATCGCAAACATCAGAGATTGGCCTGCGGTGTTGCCCTTCTTTGGCAGGGCGATATCGATCGCCGACGCCAAGAAGGTGAGAGTCCGAGCATCCTCAGTGGTGCAGGTTTGATCCGCATACCCCTGGCAAATCAAGACAGGCGCATCCCACGCCGGGCAAGTCAGCTCCAGCGTGGAGATAATCACCTCCCCACCGCTGGCGTATACCTGTTCGAGGATTGTCATGCTAGCTCGTAAAATCCAGTGGCTTCAATTACTGCACCATTGGCGCCGGGGTACGCGTTGTCATAAGTGCGCACGATCAAAGTAGTACCGCCACCACCGATAGACCCACCCATCGACGATAGCAGCATCTTCCCAGTAACGACCGACTCCCGCCCACATCCATGGGCGATAAGCTGGCCCGATTTGGCGAGCGGCAAGCCTGTTATTTGTAAATCCCCTGAGCCTGTCCCGTTTGTGGTTATCAGCGCGCGTATTTTATAAAACAGCGTCTTTCCTTCTGCTCGGATAAATGCCGTCACCGACGCTGTAGTTATGGAACCGGCGGAAGAGGACACCCCGAGCGTGGCGGCATCCCAATATGCTGGCCCTGCCGAATTGTTTGCAGCAGCAACATTTGTCGACGACCCATCGTAAAAAATACCGCGACCGCCTGCTGAAGTATTGTTATCAATAATAGCCAGCACGCTGCCAGCATTCTGCAGATAGACAAGATACGGCTCGCTATCTAGCGTTGCCCCATAACCGCCTACGTTGTTGCAGATAGATAATGACGTGCCAATTGGCGAAGTGCAGCGAATGGCAATACCCAACACAGACTCGAAGGAGTTTGCGGCAATAACCAGCTGTGCATTTGCACTAGCCGTTGTTGATATACCATCACCGTTAACATCGTTAAAAGCGTTGCCTGTAACTGCACACCGAGTCACTCCGTTAAGCATCATGCCGCGTCGGCGTAGCCCGTTTGGTAGGCTGGTAACTGCCGACACACTGTTGTCTTTGACAACGACATCAAGCCCTTCTATGACAATGGCGCTTTTGTGTAGCTCGGAGGTTACTGGGGGGTCTAGGCCTGGATCTGTGCCATTCCAATAGGAATCAGGCTGCTTTTCAGCTTGGCAAGCACCATGGATCTGATTGCCCTCAACCATGCAGTCTGTCGGCTGCCCACCACCCTCGTGCGTTGTGGTCACTACGCCATACAGTGCGGTGTTGCTGATGTTGTTGCCGGTAACTACGACTCTGTCCGCAGAGTAAACCGCGACACCCGCGCCCCAAATCGTACCGCGCACGATATTGTCAGCGAATACGATATCTGTAGGACGTGCAAAGCCAGTGTAATAAGTGGTTGAGAACGCATCGTCGCCGGAATTAACTACTGTATTTCCGGACGCCGTGCATCGGCTGCTCCCCTGACCGAAGTGAATGCCGTCCGCTTTTGGGGTGTCGATGTAACAGTCGGTCACTGATACTTCGTGGCAGTTATAGTGCCAGATGCCTACAGTTCCGCCGTCGGTACGCACCCCCCTGGAGACTACATTCGTAGCACTGGCGAACAAAATACAGAAGCCACCGCTGCGCAGATTGGTGCGAGGGATAGTGACGCGTAGGTCGCGCACTTCCAGGTTATTTGCGCCGTGCAGATACAGGGCGTTATTCGGGACACCAGACGACTTAATCTCCCCTATGCCTAGTCCGTCCAGCGTAAGGTCGCCAATAGTCCAGTCCAAGCCAGCAGGGATATTAAACGAGCGATCAAGAACGACATACCCACCACCATTAGCGATCAAAGCCGCTTCCAGCAAATCGAATGCGGCTGTGTCATCCGTCACGCCATCGCCGATTGCGCCATAATCCACGGGGTAGAACGTGTTTTTATAGCGTATAGCGAGTTCGGCACGTAGGGTCGCGTCACCGACCGAGCGAAAGTTAGCAATCTCTGCCGCGCCGACACCGGTGGTCACATAGTCAGGGTCAAGGGTAATGGCGGGGCCTGGCGAATAAAACTCGCCAAGATAGCTAAATACCTGATTGCGCGAAGTGAACACCAGGCCAGCAGCATATGGGCCAAGGATCACATATTGCGAGGCGTTGCGGATTCCCTGCAACGACTGGCGCATAACGCCGAATCGGTCAGGATATTCGTCATCAGGTCCGTTGGCGAAATAGTCTAGGTTCTCGCTGTTGTCATACCGATCATAAACATCAGTAGAGCCGAGCGGGTTACCGGTGTTGTAAGTTGTCATGCTGCGGGCCACTCCCGGTTCATTGTCAGGTCGAAAATATCTGAATGCAGTATATCACCTGGCATGATGATTGCTTCATCTTCACCAACAAGCGGACGATTGCGAATCTCGAGTGTCGCAGTGACTTGCCACTTGTCGAAAGCCGAAAGCGTTGGCCCTTGGTACATGCCGGCAAACCGGCAGTCAAAGTCACTGTCTGCTATTGGGGTTTGCAACTTCATCGTGAACCAGTTAGCCCCATCGCCAGCCCCGCCAGTGTCGCGAAACCAGCCTTCGAACAATGCGCACTCGCCTGGCGAAGTGAAAAACCACGTAACCGAAACAGAACTAGGAACACTCGTAAAAGTTCGTCTCTGACGTGCGCGACCTGACTGCATCTCGGTGCGCATGAATGGCGATACATGCTGTAAGCCGTACCCGCCCTGTAGCGGGCGCGGCAGCTGTGTTGGAAAGCTTGGCATTATTTGCCGCTCCTTTTAAGTCCGAATGCGCCTTGGAGTGCTCTCGCGCGCGGGCCGTCGCCGAAAATATCCGCAACAAACACATTGACGGCTTCTGAACCGTCAGCGTTCGTGGTTTTTTCCTGCTGGCCAGCCTTTTCGGATGACTCAATGACGTTTACGGTTACGCCTGATCCGCCAGCCGACTGGCCTTTGGTGTGATCGATGATCGTTTCGTTAGGGTGAACCATAGCCATAAAGCCGCCCTTGCCATCCATGCCGCCAGAGCGCGAGCCTGAGCCGGTGAATCCGCCGCCTTCAAACGACAGCAGGCCGATCATCGCAGGGATTGCAGCAGCCATACCAGCAAGGCCGCTAGCAGCCGCGCCGCCGAACGAAGCAATGGATGCGGCAGCTGCCGCAGGCGTCCATGCGGCGGCGGTCGTAGCGGCAGCAGCAACGCTTGTGGCTGTGGCTGCCGCTTGGGCGGCCTGCCCCATGATGATAGACTTGACCTGAGCAACACCCATCTCAAAGAATGCGCCAGCCGCCTCGTTTACTATCGATCCAGCCAATTGCTGTACTGCCTCATCGCCATTTGTTGCGCCGGTTACAATACCCACAAACGCATTCTTAGCCCCGACTTGCAGCTGGTCAAGTGATGCCATTAACAGTTCATTGCCGGCTGATTGGCGCCGGAAATTCTCTTCCTGCAAGGCAGCTACCCGCACATCGTGCTCAGCTTCTGCCTGGCTCTTTAGCTCTAAATACCGCTGATCCTCTAACAGCTTTGCGGCATTCAGCGTGCGCAGGTCGTCCATCTCCTTGGCAAACCGCTGTTGCTCGCCGGACATTGGATCTACGCTGCCGAGTAGCGTTTTCTGGCTGTCTTTGTGCGCCTGCGCTTGTTCGGCTGCGCGCACGGTTTCAGCCTGAGCCTTGAGCAGATCAGAGGTGGCTGTTTTCTCCGCCTTGAGGGCAGCCGCCTTAGCCTTTGATTCCTCCGCGCCCGATTTCTTTAGTTCAGATTCTGTTTTCAGGAGCGGGATTAGCGCAGCTGTTGCGGTTGACTGGCTAACGGTTGCGGCCGCATCTTCTTGGCTTGCTAGCGCCTTTTGAGCTTCGAAATCAGATAGTTCTGCGTACTCATTCTTTAGCAGAACAAGCTTTTCACGCATATCCTCCGTTGCGCCGCTAGACATCCACTGCGCCCACGCCGCATCGCCTTCGCGATTTTTAAGCAGGGTTTCAAGGGTGCTAATCTCGTCACTTAGATGCACTAGCTGGCTAGTTCCTTGGCGGCTGGATGCGCCAAGCTCCTCAGATGCCCACTTTGTAAAAGCAACCATCTCAGGGAGGCTGCGAGCAATGGCCGACGTTACATCAAAGATGCCAGAAACAATTGACCCGAACGCCTCCTGCACTCTCGGATCGCTTAGAGCTGTAGTTAGCCCCTCAACTGCCGTCTTGGCTTCATTGAGATTGCCGCCGCTACCCTCTAGCAGATCCCCGAAAGCATTCTGCAATGCAGTCACAGCGCCGCCGAACGTATCGCGCGCAGCCCTGGCAGAACCGCCGAACTCTGCCTGGAGCTCTTGCAAGATCATCACTTGCGCGCCTGCAACATCGCCAGTTTCTACAAGCGATTTGATTACGTCTTTTTGTGCTTCGGTAAACGAAACGCCAGCCTTAGATAGCGCACTGATGCCATTAACCGGGTCATTCAGAGCCTTACCAAGCTGTATGGCTGCACCCTTCAGGTCTATCTTTAGGGCTGTTGACATGTCGAGCATTGTTTCTGTTGCGGTCGGAAATACATCCTTGCCGATCTTAGTGAACGTAGCCAGCAACGCCTCTGACGCAATTATCGCGTCATCGCCGAAAGTGGTTACCTTTTGCAGCCCTTGCGCCATAGCCACCATCTCGTCGGACGATAGGCCAGCAGCGCCACCAGTAGATTTGATTGTGGCGTTAAGCTGGGCGAGCGCGTTTTCTGATTCGGTAGTGTTGCGGATAACGGCCTGGAAGAAAGCGCCGCCAGCAAGGGTTGCGGCAACCTTTCCGATCACCTTGCCAAATTCATCGGAGGCGGTAGATAGCTTAGCGACTGATTTCTCAGCCTTCCCGGCAGCCGGAGCCATCTTATTCAGCGCATCAGTTGCAGCCTTAGCCTCAAGAGCATCAACGCGGATTTGTAGTGATGCAATCTCGGTCATCGTTAACGCCTCTTGCGCAATGCGCCTCTAACTTGGTCTGCAACTTTGTCACGGTCAAAATCTATCGGCTGATAAGGAGCGCGATCGCTGCTATCGGTGTATTCGCTTACTGCCGATGAATACGCCTTACTTGTGGCCATCATGGCCTGTGCTTCCCATGAGTTGATCGGCGTTCCTGTCAGCGCTTGCCACGCATCTAACTCACGCCAACCTAGATCGCTAAGGCCGCACTCCAGCAGCATCTCTACCAGATACTGCGCGCCTTTCAGTGGTGGAAGCTGGGCATTCTCGCCTAGCTCCTTACCTCTGCTGCTCTTTGCTTTTGGCCGCTTAGTGTGCAGCCAGCCCAGTTGCCGCGCGTATAACTTCGCAGCCTCTAGGCTTTCTGCAAAAAATTGACGCGCCGCATGACGAATACGTCAACCTGATCGCGAATCCATGGGTAGTTAGTCAGCAGCTTTACTGGATCAGAAATATCCCTGCCCTCTTCTTTCAGGCCGTGAATCTCTGCGACCAGCTTAGCCAGACGCTCAGTAGCCTTGCCGTAAACGGTTTCAATGTCAGCCGTTTTGTCCGCAGGTTCGCGGGCAGCTTCGGTCATTACTGCGCGATACTGTTTTGAGTCGCTGCCGAACACCATCAGATAGGCATCAGGGATAACCTCGAAAGTGGCCGGGTGCTTAAGTTCCATCTTGGCGCTCTGCGCCGGGGACAAGCCTTTAAGGTCCATCGTGTAGCTCCAATAAGCAGCCCCCATTTCTGAGGGCTTATTGTTTAGATCAGCGCGAAGGTCGCGGTGACGGTGATGTTACCCATTACGCCGATATCCTGGCGCGGGTTGTCCGTCTTGGTGTCGCTCCACGATACGAACTCGTACAGGTTCGCAGGCACGGCAGCAACAGCGGTGCCGTTAGTGCCAAGCGGGATAACCTGAGGGCTTGCACCGATCAGCGAGCCGTTTGCGCCAGCGGTGTAGGTCAGCGTCACGGTGGATACGCCAGGACCTGCAATCGACACAACGTCGCGGTAGTCACGGCGGAAAGTCACAGTGCGCATACGGACGGTATTGGAGTCGCCACCTTCGCCAGCGTTGCCAGTGACAAGCGCCTGAAAGTAGTCGATTTCTCCGTTGTTGTAGACGACCTTGAAGGCGTACTGATTGTCGGAAAGCAAAGCCGCCTTCAGCATTACCTGGCCGGCGTCATTCCGATCAACAACGACCTCCATCGTTTCCTCTGGCTGGTCGCTGGTTCCCTTCAGGTGGACGGTTGCGCGCCGAGCAAGGACGGTATAGGACACATCCTCAAAGGTAGTGCCGCCATCGCCGGGAGCGCTGGATACTTCGCCGACACTGGTATAGGTAAGCGCAGCAAAGCCGGCTTCGTCATAGGTTACGGGCACGCCAGCAGAGATGCTGATCTGCGTACCCGCGAAAGTTACTGCGTCTGCCATGATGGTAATCCTCTAGCGCTAGTTAGTGCATGCATATGCACGAGGATTATGGCATAGATAATGCTAAGGCAAAAGACGTGCCAATTACGTCGCTACGAAGCTGCGGTAGTTAATACTGACAGCAACACGAAACCACCCATCAACCGGCCCGAGGTTAATGCACGATACAGTGCCGACCTCTACGCCAGACAGAACAGTCCCGCGCTTGAAGTGCGCCCGGATTGCGTCGGCCTTAGCCTGTGCTGCGCCTGCGCCAGTGTTTACCGGGTAATTCAGGTCAATCTGGAACACGCCGGCCATCTCGTCAGAGTCGCGGATTGATAGCTGCGCAGAGGTTGCGGGGATCACGAATACAGACGCCCATGCGACAGTCACCGCCGGCTTCGGTTTCGTTGCAGTGTTGAATGCCTCGTTCGGATACAGAGTGAGCGCATCAGGGAAGAACGCGCCGGATCGGTAGCGGGCGATTAGTGCGGCAGGTATCGAGTTGAAGCTCATCGGTTAATCTCCAGTCGCATTCCGCGAACCGAAATACCGGCAGCGCGATCAAGGTCGATGATGTGCATGCGATATGCAAGCCATACAACACCAAATAAAGGCCAGAAAAACCAGCGCCTCGAACACTTGATAGTGACATTGATGGTAGCCATTAGACTTTATTCTCCGAGACGGCCTTGCGAACGATTGACTGGATGCGTGCGGCATTTACTCTGGCCATGCCTGCGGGTGCCTGAGTTGAGAAGCCATCAGCTGTTATCTTCGGCCCGACACCTATATATAAACCAAATTCGAGCTTGCCTATATAAATTAGGTTAGAGGTCAAGTAGATCACTCGGCCCATCTTGAAGCTTGAGGCGGTAGAGTTTAGCTCGGCCTGAGCATCTGATAGCGTCCTGATTGGATCGCCGCTGGCTGGCGCCCCGATAGTTGTCTGCCAGCTCCCACGTGCTCGGCCAGTCTTTGCCGGAGTGTCTTTCATGGTTGAGCCAAAAAGATCGAGCGTTATTGCTCGTCCCGTTTCGTCAAGGCTTGTATTTGCCAGCTTGGCGAAACGCTCGAAGTCCTTGGCGAAACTCATTTATCCACGACCTCTACGCGGCCCTTCAGCTTTCGCGTGTAAACGTAATCCTTGTTTTTTGCGCGCCTGAATGGTCTTGGCGTGTAAATAACAAACCCGAGCCTGGTATCCGCGTAGACTGCGCACTCTACAAAATTCCCATTGACGAAAACATCTCGCGCCCCGCGACCGTCATCCGGCTTGTGAATGTGATCATTCATCATTTGCGCCCCTGCAACTCATAGATCAGCGCCACGCCAGCAGGATTCAGCGACTTAACCGTTTGCACGACGTACACGGTCGATCCGTCGATAATCTGCGCTCCGGCAGTTGGCTCTGGAGACGTGCCGACAGAAACAAGTATTTTCTTGTCGTCGGTCTGTACCAGGGTGCCTGACTCGGTGATGCGGCCTTTGTAATTGAGGATCAACCCATACACCGGATAGTCAGTGTATGTCGGCACGTTTGTTTGCGTGTCGGCGTCGTAATCTGATCCGGTCTGAATATGCAGGGTAAGCGGCTTTCCAGCATCGCGGATAGCCTCGGCCGCCCCTCGCATAATTTCGGCATAGTCGATGGCACTCATTTGTCACCTATGAACTGCATGGTTGCCAGATCGAAAACGGACACTTTCCCGCCCGTGTATATGTCGCGAGTGGATGCGTAAATTACCGCATCATCCGGGCTTTTCCCGTGATCCATCGCAGCTATGGCGTAATACTTGCCAGACCCGGCTGTGTGGTCATGTGAAAGCCTGAAGCGCCAAGCTTGCCCGCTAGGGGTTACGCCAGCCTCGAAGCATTCACCGGAAGATACCAGAAAAGCCGAGCAGTCAACTTCATAGGCGGGCTTTCCGGTCAATTCGCCGCTTTGATATTTCAGAAAAATCTCACGGTCGGCAACCGATCCAGTAAAAAACCATACGTCATCGCCAATGTGAAGCCACTTTTGCGCGGCGTTATTGGATATGTGATCACCCTGGGTTGACCGACCGTCTACGGCAATCTGGCGCGCCTTATGGCTATACGCAATGGTAGTCATACGCTGGCCCGCACCTCAAAGTTAATGCCGCCGCCAGGCTTCATAAGAGGCTTAAGCAGTCCCATTGCGGCAGTAAAAACTGGCTGCGTGTTGTTAGCGCCCTCTGCCCACTTGGTGGTGATCACATCAACCGTCTGCTCGATCATGCTTCCCTTGCTGCCAGATCCGACCGTAGGCAACAGCGAAACACCAGCATCAGCATCCAGCGCAAGCCGACACTGCGCATCCTTCAGGCTCTGCGGAATTGCATCATTAGCAAGTAACGTGCCATAAACGTAAACACCAGTGCGAGGCCATGCTAGCGGCTGGGCTGAGGAGGTTCGCGAGCCTTGCCAGCGATCTTCTAGGGTCGCCAAATAATCCATAGCTAGCAATAACAATACGGACGGGCTAGCGTCAACAATCGTAATCCCGCGAGCATTTGCGTAGGCGCCAAGCTCGGCTTCTGTTGCGTAAGTGTCAACCCCTGGTGTCAGCGCCATTTTGCAAGCCTCAATTTAGTAATGCACAGTTTATGCCAATATCATAATTCAGGCAAAAGAAAGCCGGCGATTAGGCCGGCTCTTCAGTCAAGGTCGCTCCTCCCACCTTGCCTTAAATACTCCAGTGGCGGCAGTAAGGGTTATCCTGAAATAGTAGGTCGCCGGCCCCACTCCGCGCTCGGCCCCAGACGAAGCACCGACCGACGACGAAAAGTTGCTATTGTCTGAGGTCTTGCCGCGCAACGGATCAAGCAGCGTGCCGCCCGTTAGTGTTCCGCCAGTGGTAAGCAGAACCTGATTAACGTATGGCGGCTGCGGCTTTTCGGTCATTGTGTTGGTTGGGAAGATTGGCAGGGCTGTCGAGAATGCTACGCCCTCCGTTCCTCCAATCACCGTTTCAACCCGAACAGTTCCCGCGTCAAGCTCTACGCTAAGCTCAAACAGGATCACATTGATAGGCACAACAACCTTGATTACCTCTGTTGCCGTGGTTGGCGCGACCCACTCCTTGAAGGTGCGGAATTCACGCCCCTCAAAGAATCCGGTCTGACCAACGTCGACACGAATCCTGGGCTTAACCAGACTTGTCATTAGCGCCCGCAGAGCTAGGGCAGAATTAACAAAGCCGCCATATTCCTTTAACGCCATATCACACCTCTCTCAGCATCTTGTGCTTCAGCAGCGATGCGACTTCATGCCGCATGACATTCATTTGGAAACCTTTTTGACGCAGTGCTCCGCGTACAGTCGTTGGCTTGACAACCTCGACAGTCACTGACTCATCAACGTCAAGCCAAGCGTTAATGCTGCTGTGCGGGCTGTATCGGCCAAACTTCTCTTTGGCGTCGTACATTGGCCATGTCTTGGCCAGCTCGGCAGACATGACGCGAACCGGGCAGTTAATGTCGCGCGCGATCTTAGCGGCCTCGTGGATGTAGCCCGACTGCTTGTAGCCATCCATGCCGGCGAGGATAACAACCTTCGCCCCCATGACGAAAGACACCCATGCAG